AGTTACAAACGGCCAACAATGGACATTCAATTGGACAATAACACAATTGTTATAATTTTAAATAATTGATATTATTTAAAATCGTAATTTTAACAAACCAAATCAACATAAAATGAAAAAGAAGTACGCAGAAATTATTGTTTTGTCACGAGTTTTGAACCATTTTGCAGGTGATCAAAGAACAAAAGCACAAAAGAAATTGGCCAAAATTAATGAAAAATTAAAGCCATATTTGGATAAATATGAGGAACAGGCTGAGGAATACCGATTGGACAATGCATCAGTTGATAAAGATGGCAATCTAATTTTAAAAGAGGATGGCGGTTTTTCATATACAAAAGATGGATTGAAAAAATTGACTGAAAAATCAAAGGAATTAAATTTAACTGAGGTTGATTTTGAGGCGATACAAATCATTAATCCTGATGGATTAGAAGAATTTGGATTTTTGAAGGATTGGGTTCAGGGTGTAGAGTTTACAAACATAGAAGAAGAAATAGAAATTTAATATGAAAACAATCGAATCGGTTTCAATTTGGGATAATGGATCAGTAAAAGAGGCCAAAATTTTAAATGCCTATGCAATCAATGTAAAATTGGGCAATTCGGCAGAATTTTATTATAATTTATCCTGTGAAAATATTGATGGATCAATTGGGCAATTTATTACATCAGGCAATTTGACAATGGATGGCGATGCATATGCACAATGGTCGGTTGATTCATATGCTTGGGATTGGGTTGCAGAGCAATTGAATTTGACCATCACAGGCGAATATATTCCACCGGTTCCACCGGAACCAACACAGGCACCGGAACCACAAATTGAATCACCTGCGGTTTAATGGCATTAGTAAACGGAACCAATGTTGTTTTGTATGAAGGCGATGTGGCATTAGGACATTCTAAATCAGCCACGATGTCTTTGCAGATGGATATGGCCGAATTTACTAATAAAAATTCGCAAGGTTGGAAAGAAGTATTGGCCGGTAAACGATCAGCATCATTTTCAGCCGAAGGATTGGTGGATTATTCAGATCAGGTTAATTTCAACCAATTTGCAGACAGAATCATCACACGATCTGAGGTGCAATGGGTATTTCAAACGGAGGGGATGTTTTACTATGGATTGGGATACATTAACAATGTGGAACAGGTTTCACAAATGGAAAACGTTTCAACGTATTCGGTTGATTTTACAATTTCGGGCCGTATTTATACCGATGCTCGATTGATATGGAATCAGGTGTTTACCAATTGGGAAAACTTAAATATTCAATGGCAAAATCTATAATGCATTTTGAATATATTTGCATAAAATAAGAGCATAAAATAAAACAAAAATATGGCAACATCGGGAGTATTTAACGGCACGAACCTATTGATCAAAGTTGAGGGGACTGCAATTGCACACACGACATCTTGCACATTGTCTATTTCACAAGACATTGCAGATGCAACAACAAAAAATTCAGGCGGTTGGTCTGAGGGAATCAGCGGTTTACGTTCAGGTGAAATTTCATTTGATGGTTTAGTGAACTACGCATCTGCGGCAAATGCTGAGGAATTAGTTGATTACGTATTGAATCGCACGGTTGTTACTTGCGTATTCGGTACATCAGCAACAGGTGATGTGATTTACACAGCAGAAGGATACATTGCATCAATCGAGCAATCAGCAGAGATGGAAGCGGCGGTGACATTCTCAGGTTCAATCACATTGACAGGGGCAATCGTAAAATCAACGAACGCATAATTTGTTGATTGCCAAAATATACTCCCGGCATCAGCAAAATGGTGCCGGGTTTTAAAGTTTAAACACCTAATCAAACAATAATGGAAAATCGCAAACGTGGTTATTGTCAATTAAATATTGGCGGTAAAGATCGCACACTACATTTTTCGATGAATTTTTGGGTTGCATTTGAGGATGCAAGCGGACACAAAATTTCAGAAATCGACAAAGTCTTTTCATCAGGCATTTCATTGAACACAATGCGTGCATTAGTATATGCAGGTATTTTGGCATATGATCAAGAAAATGGAAATCCAATTGATTACAACGTATTTCAGGTAGGATCGTGGATGGAGGATATGACACCTGATTCATTGACATTATTGGTGAATACCTTAATGGAATCAAGAATTTTAGGCAATGACCTGAATGCCGGTGTACGTAGAAATGTTGAAAAATCGACAAAAAACCCAAAGCAGATCAACCCCTAACGTGGGATCGAATGCTTGATTTTTATATCGGTCAGGCAGGTATTCCACCGGATCAGTTTTGGCGAAACACTTGGAAAGAAAATGCGTTGTTGGGGGAGTCTTGGAGTGTTAATGTCAATTTGAATTGGGAAATGGCACGATTTATTTCCACGATGATTGTAAATTCGAATGCCACCAAAAAATCACAAATAATTTCACCTGATAAATTATTCCCGTTGCCACAGGATGTGTATTTGGAGAAAGGCAAACCGAAATCAACACCGGAACAATTCGAGGCATTTTTGAAACAAATTGAAAAAAGTCAATCCAAATAATGGGTTGGCTTTTTTTTTAACTTTACATTATGGCAGAGGAACTAAAAGTACGAATAACCGGTGATTCAACCGATCTTGATTTAGCATTATCAGATGCACAGAAATCATTAGTCGCATTTTCAAAGAAGGCGGCGGATATGGGCAAAACATTGTCCACATATGTAACGGTACCTTTATTGGCTGCCGGTGCGGCATCAATTAAAATGGCATCAGATTTCAATGAATCATTGAACAAAGTTGATGTATCATTTAAAAGTGCATCAGTAGCAGTCACAGATTTTGCCAAAACATCATTGAAAACATATGGTATTGCATCAGGCACGGCATTGGATATGGCATCCAATTTCGGTGATATGGCAACATCAATGGGATTAGGAGTTGGGGAGGCTGCAAAATTATCGACATCATTAGTTGGTTTGGCCGGTGATATGGCATCATTTAAAAACATTTCAATCGATGTTGCACAAACAGCATTGAATGGAATTTTTACAGGTGAAACAGAATCATTGAAACGGTTAGGTATTGTAATGACCGAAGCCAATGTAAAGGCATATGCATTTTCACAAGGGATCACAAAGCAATACGATGCAATGTCGCAGGCTGAAAAAGTCATGTTGCGATACCAATATGTGATGTCAGTCACAAAAAATGCACAGGGTGACTTTGCAAGAACAAATGAAAACGCAGCCAATCAGATGCGTATGTTTGGCGAAGGTATGAAACAATTGAGTGCTGAAATTGGTCAGGTAATGTTGCCGGCTGTCACATCAATTGTGCGTGCTGCAAATGATATGATTTCAGGTTTTTCTGATGCCGATAGTTCAACAAAAACATTGATTGTGACATTGGGTGGAATTGCTGCGGCAACCGGGCCATTGTTGTTTTTAGTGGGTACGATTGTTCCAAAAGTCATTGAGGGTTTCAATTTAATGAGTGCTGCTGCGGTTAAATTCAATTTGACATTAAGCACAGCCGGTGGAATTGCTGCATTAGCAACCATGATGGGAATCGCTGCGAAATCTGCATATGATTTTGCCAAAGCATTAAAGCCGGACAATAAATTAACAGAGGCACAGAAAAATGATGTAAATGCTATAAAGCAAAAAAACACAGAAATTCTTGCATCAATTGAATTGCTTAAAAAGCAAAAGGCAATGGCATCGGCTGTGAAAACAGGTATGGATGCGGCAGGTGGTGTTTCAGTTGCAGGAATTGATGCACAGATTGCAGGACAACAGAAATTGTTGTCGCAAAATAATGCATTAATTTCAGGATTAGAAAAGAAAGCAGCAGCAGAGGCAAAAGCAGCACAAAAGGCAACAGAGGAAGCGGATAAACAAGCAAAAGAGGAACAAGCAAGAATTTCAAAGGCATTATCTGCAAAAGAAGGTGCATTTAAAATTGAAAAAGATCATTTACTTGAAATTGCATTGGCTAAATTAAAATCTAAGCAATTAGATGAAGAAATGGCCAAAAAAGATTTAGCAGCAGCAAAATTTGCGGCATTTGGCGACACAAAAAATGTTAAAGAATTACCAACATTTGCCGGTGATCTAGTAAAACATTTTGAAAAATTCCCT